ATTACAAAGAATAGCAGTACATCATCTGCTACACCTGCAGCTGGAGACTTAGTTAAAGGTGAGTTAGCCATTAACGTAACAGATAAGAAGCTGTACACCAAAGATAACTCAAGTACAGTTGTTAGGATTGTAGGCTCTCTAGGTAATCAAGAAGCTTCAGCAGCTGCCATTACAGGTGGTACTGTAGCCGGAGTAGCTCAGACTGGCGGTACAATTAACAATACTCCTATTGGAGCTACCACTGCAGCTGCTGTGACTGGAACTACAGTAACTGCAACGACAGGCTTTGTAGGTGCTATCACAGGTGCTGTGACTGGTAACGTAACTGGTAACGTGACAGGTAATGTAACTGGTAATGTCACAGGTAACTTAACAGGTAACGTAACAGCCTCTTCAGGTACTTCAACATTCAATGATGTCACCATCAATGGTGGCTTGAACATGAATGCTTCCTCAGCAGCTACCATTACTAACCTTACCTCACCAACTAACTCAGGCGATGCAGCCACTAAAGGTTATGTTGATACTGCTATCAGTAACCTTGTTGATGGTGCTCCAGCAGCCTTGGATACATTGAATGAACTTGCTGCAGCCTTGAATGATGATGCTTCATTCTCCACCACTGTCACTAACTCTATTGCTGCTAAGCTTCCCTTAGCTGGTGGTACGATGACAGGTGCTATTGCAATGGGTACGTCTAAGATTACTGGCTTAGGTACTCCAACTGCAGGTACTGATGCTACAACTAAGACCTACGTAGATGGTGTTGGTGATGCTAAGTTAGCCTTGGCAGGTGGAACTATGACAGGTAACATTGTCATGGGTGCTAACAAGGTTACAAGTACAGCTACTCCAACAGCAAGTAGTGACCTGACAACTAAGACTTACGTAGATAGTATCCTTGGTAGTGCAACATCTGCAGCTACATCAGCTTCAGCAGCAGCTACATCAGAGACTAATGCTGGTAACTCAGCCTCTGCAGCCTCATCATCGGCCTCTGCAGCCAGTGCATCAGCATCCTCAGCTGCAGCGTCCTATGATAGCTTTGATGACAGGTATCTTGGCCCTAAAGCTTCAGCTCCAACAGTGGACAATGATGGTAATACACTGTTAACAGGTGCTTTGTATTGGAACACTACAGTATCAACTTTGTATGTATGGTCAGGCTCAGCTTGGACTCAAGCAGCTTTCACAGCAGGTGGCTTTGCTACTTTGACAGGCACAGAAACCCTGACAAACAAGACCCTGACAAGCCCTGTCCTAACTACTCCTCAGTTGGGTACACCTGCTAGTGGTGTTTTAACCAATGCTACAGGTCTTCCTTTGGGTACAGGTGTAACAGGAACACTTCCAATAGCTAATGGTGGTACTGGTGCATCAACTTTGGCAGGGGCTAATATTCCTGTTGTCAATGTCGCCAACAGCTTTACTGGCACACAAACCTTTACAGGCACTTCATCAGCGACTGCCATTGTCCTAAACGATGCAGCAGAGGTAGCTACAGTATCAGCTACTGCGGCTACTGGCACGATTAACTACGACATTACTACTCAGTCAGTCTTGTATTACACAAGTAACGCTTCTGCTAACTGGACAGTTAATTTCAGAGGCTCTAGCGGTACTTCATTAAATACTTTAATGAGTACAGGTCAATCAATGACTGTGGCTTTCTTGGTGACTCAAGGCTCTACCGCTTACTACAACTCTGCTGTGCAAGTGGATGGCACTACATCTGGTGTCACTACTAGGTGGTTAGGTGGTGCGCCTACTGCGGGTAATGCAAGTGGCATTGATAGCTATCGTTATTTGATTATCAAGACAGGTAGCGCAACATTTACAGTCTTGGCAAGCAACACACAATTTAAGGCTTAATCCTATGCCATTACAAGCAACTTCTGGTGCGGGTTCTTATGATGCCTTTGGTGGTGGTGTTCCTGTTGTGCCTAACTACATTGAGGAAGTGTTTAGCACATACCTTTACACAGGTAATGACCCATCAACTCAAAACATTATTAACGGCATTGATTTATCTACTAAAGGTGGGATGATTTGGCAGAAAGGCCGTAGTTATGTTGGCAATCATGTTATATCGGATACTGTTCGAGGTTTAAGTGGTGGTCGAAGCAGAGAGATATACCCAAATTTAACTAACGCTGAAGATGTAGATTCAAGTGTAACCGCTTTTTACAATAACGGCTTTCGTGCTGGCGCAAATGGCGCTACGAATAGTAATGGTGGATTAGTTGCCTCATGGACATTTCGCAAGCAACCAAAGTTCTTTGATGTTGTGACTTATACGGGGAATGGAACTGCGGGTAGAACTGTTGCACACAATTTAGGTTCTGTTCCCGGATGTATTATTGTTAAAGCTGTGACTTCAACAGAGGACTGGCGAGTATATCATCGCTCTATTGGTAATACAGGCGGTCTATTATTACAGTCAACAAATGCTGCATTTACAGGAACTACTTGGAATAACACAACCCCAACAGCTACTGAATTCACACTAGGTGGAGTAACTAATGGTAATAGAGTTGGCGTTACTTACGTTGCCTACCTATTCGCCCATGACGCAGGAGGCTTTGGCCTAACTGGTACAGACAATGTGATTTCGTGTGGGTCTTATACGGGTAATGGTGGAACACAAACAGTTACTCTTGGGTACGAACCACAATGGGTCTTAATTAAAAATTCTGATGGTGGCGCATCTGGCACTCTCAATTGGAACATCATTGACAACATGCGTGGTATGCCTGTTGGTAGCAATGACAATGTACTTTTTCCAAATACAAGTGATGCTGAAGTTTCTTCTCAACGTGTAGCACCAACTGCAACGGGATTCACAATTAGCAGTGCATCAGGAAACTTAAATGATAATGGCGCAGTTTACATCTACATAGCCATTCGTAGAGGCCCAATGAAAGTGCCTACGAGTGGGACTAGTGTGTTTAGTCCACAAACATCTTATTCTGTTCAAACAATTGGTGGGACTTCTTATGCAGTAGTTACTCCAAGTTTCCCAGTAGATACTTATTTTTGGACAAAGCAATCAATAGCAGAAAACAAATTTCTGACTGCTAGATTGTTAGGTGCATCTGATGGTTTTACAAATACAACAGATTCATTTTCAAATAATTTGGCTCCTTATTGGACTTCAAACACACAAGTTGCACAATCAGCATCAACAACTGGAAATCAAATTTACGAATGTTTTAGACGTGCGCCATCATTTCACGATGTTGTTTGCTATACAGGGACAGGTGTTGCAAGGACTATCAATCACAACTTAGCAGCAGTTCCTGAGTTAATGATTGTGAAAAACAGGTCAATTGCGTCTGACTGGAGAGCATATTCAGCAAATCTTGGGGCAACTCAAAACTTAAAGCCAAACACAACTGAGGCGGCTACAAGTTCTACTTTAATATGGAACGACACAACACCTACATCATCAGTTTTCTCAGTAGGAACTTCTGCTGGTGTTAATGGCTCAGGAAACAATCATGTAGCCTACCTATTTGCCACTTGCGCTGGTGTTTCCAAAGTAGGCTCATATACAGGCAATGGCACTTCGCAGACTATTAACTGCGGTTTTACAGGCGGTGCAAGGTTTGTGCTTATCAAGAGGACTAGCGGTGTTGCAGCTTGGGTTGTGTTTGATTCTGCTCGTGGTATCACAAGCGGAACAGACCCTGCTCTGAACTTGAACGACACGTCAGCCGAGTACAGCCCAAGCACATTCAACGTCAACTCAAGTGCGTCTGGTTTTGAGGTTGAGGGAAACAACAATGCCGCAAACGGAAACGCTGAAACTTACATCTTTTTGGCTATCGCATAAGGAACATCATGCAAGTACGAATTCAATCAACTGGACAAGTCATGTACGAAAGTGAATTTCGTGCATACACAAAAGCCAATGGTGGCCCATCATGGGACATAACAACAACTGAAGTCTTAGAGGCTTTGGGTGCTGATGTAGTCTTTGAAGGCCCACAAGCAACAGGTGGTACTGTTTACCAATACTCTCAAGCCTCTGGTGTTGAGCAAGTAGATGGTAAATGGTACACAAAGTATGTGCTTGGCCCTGTCTTTACAGATGGTGAGACAACTGCTGCTGAACAAGAAGTTGCTTACAAGGCTCAGAAGGATGCTGAACAGGCTAAGAGTGTTCGTGCTACTCGTGATGCTAAGTTAGCTGAGTGTGATTGGACTCAAGTAGCCGATGCCCCTGTGGACAAAGCAGTATGGGCTACCTATCGTCAAGCCTTGCGTGATGTTACTACGCAGACAGGTTTCCCTTGGACAATAGAGTGGCCTACTAAACCATGACACAAGAAGTATCTCATGAACAAATCTATGATCGCCTACTGGCTGTAGAGTCCAAAGTAGATAACATAGAGAAGAATACAGAACACGTAATCAAAGCCTTTAACGCTGCTTCAGGTGCTTTCCTAGTACTTGAATGGATCGCTAAAGCTGTGAAACCTATTATTATTATAGGTGCTTTCTTCGGAGCTATTTGGTTAGCTATTGACAATCGTTTTAATGGAGTAAAATAATCATGAATATGCCTACACGTGGTCAGAGAACAGCTAAGAACAAGATGAAGAAGGTTATGGGTGAGTACAAAAGTGGTACTCTCCACAGCGGTAAGGGTGGCCCTGTGGTGAAATCACGTGACCAAGCAGTTGCTATTGCTATGTCAGAAGCAAATAAAGCTAAAAAGAAGTCTAAAAAGTATTGACATTAACACTAAAGTGTGTTATTATAGTATACAAGATATAAGGAATATTAATGGCTACGACTTATTTACAGTTGGTCAATAACGTATTGATACGGTTAAGAGAGACTGAAGTATCGTCAGTTGGAGATACTCCTTATAGTTCTTTGATTGGTATATTTGTTAATGACGCTAAGAGAGAGATTGAGGATGCTCACGAGTGGAATGTCCTGACAACTACCATTGTACTTCCAACAGTGGCAGGTACTCGTAACTATACATTGACAGGTTCAGGTCAAAGGTTCCGTACTGTAGATGTCTTAAATGATACTCAAGACATTCCTCTAAGGGCAGTACCAACTAACTGGATGAATAGACAGTACTTCTTAGGAACTGTGCAAGGTGCAGCTCCTACGTATTATAACTACAGTGGTATTGATGGTGATGATACTCAGGTGGATGTATGGCCTCAACCCGATGGTATATATTCATTAAGGTTTGAGTTAGTTATTCCTCAGACTGACTTAACAGCCAATGCTGATACTTTAAAGGTTCCAGCACACCTAGTACAGATGTTAGCCTACGCTAAAGCTGTCGGTGAACGAGGTGAAGATGGAGGTACATCCTTCAGTGAGATTTATCAGCAGTATCGCTTAGCCTTAGCAGATGCTATTGCTATTGAGCGTAACAGATACGATGATGAAACTACTTGGGTTGATGTCTAATGGTAGCTAAAATCTTAACCACTACTGTAGCAGCTCCCGGCTTCATGGGGCTGAATACACAGGATAGTTCAGTCTCTCTTGAGGCTGGCTATGCTACTGTGGCTAATAACTGTGTCATTGATAAGTTTGGTCGTATTGGTGCTCGTAAGGGATGGACTACCTCTCACGCATATAACAGTGACTTAGATGTTGCTGATATTAAAGCTCTTGGTGAGTTAATTGACAATGCTGGTAACTCATACATCATTGCTGCTGGTAACAATAAACTATTTAAGCTTGTAGGTACTACACTATCACTGTTAACCTACGGAGGTGGCGGCAGTGCCCCTACCATTACAGACAGCAACTGGCAGATGGCTCCGTTGAATGGTGTCCTGTATCTGTATCAAGCTGGACATGATCCTCTAGTGTTTGACCCTGCAGTCAGTTCAACTACATTTAAGCGTGTATCTGAGAAGACTGGTTATGTAGCTACAGTGTCCAGTAACAATACAGTTATCAGTGCCTATGGTCGTACATGGTCAGCTAATAATGCAACAGTTAAGAGTACCATTCAGTTCTCAGACTTACTATCAGGTCATGTCTTAAGCACAGGTACAGCTGGTACACTGGATGTATCTCAGGTGTGGCCTAATGGTGCAGATGAGATTATATCCTTAGCTGCTCACAATAACTTCTTAATTGTCTTTGGACGTAGACAGATTCTTATCTACTCTAATGCTACTGACCCTAACAATCTTACATTGAATGATGCTATTACAGGTATTGGCTGTGTAGCCAGAGACTCAGTAGTAGCTACAGGTGGTGACATTATCTTCTTGTCTGACTCAGGTGTACGTTCATTGATGCGTACCATTCAAGAGAAGTCAGCACCTATGAGAGACATCAGTGCCAATGTACGTGATGACTTAGTGCTTGAGATTAGTGGAGAGACTGCAGCTGGTATCAAGGCTGTGTACTCAGATAAGGAAGCCTTCTATCTATTGTCTCTACCAGTACGTCAATTAGTGTATTGCTTTGACATGAGAGCACCTCTACCTAATGGTGCTAACAGGGTTACAACGTGGGATGGCTTAGTTCCAACAGCTTTTAAGTACACTCGTAATAAAG